CGGTGTTGAATTAGAAGGTGATTGGTCCTCATCTTATCAATACCAAGTTGGTGATATTGTTCGTTACGGCGGCAATACTTACTTAGCTAAACAAGACAATCTGAATGCAAATCCAGAAACATCTACAACAAATTGGGGTTTATTCGTTCACGGTCTAAAATGGACAGGCAATTACTCAAGCTCAACCGCTTATCATGCTGGTGATGTCGTACAACTTGGCACATCATCATATGTTTGTATCTTATCAGTAACTGGTACATCTCCGTTAGAAGACTTATCAAACACATATTGGAATGCTGTTGCTCAAGGTGACTTAAGTGTTAACTTAACAACAACAGGTGATATGTTAGTTTATGGTACTGGAGCTATTCAACGTTTACCAGCTGGTTTAGATAACGCAGTTCTACAGATTGACGCTGCTACTAATGTTCCAGCTTGGAAGACTGACGTTACTATCGCTGGCGAATTAACAGTTACAGGTAATGCACACATCATCAATGGAGATGTATTCCAAGGTGTAGATGCTATGGACTTAACAGTCGACGTTGGTGTCGACGATGTTACTTCTACTGTAGATGCTGTTACAAAAGCTGCAGGTAATATTACTATACATTACAACGTAGGTTCTCCATTAGCAAGTGCAACAACTTCATACAAGATCCTATTTGAAGGTTTACAATCTCCACACGAAGTATTGAATACTGAGTGGACTGTTTCTGCAGTCGATACTGGTGCTAGAACAGTTACAATCAACGGTACAGGTATATCTGGTAGCGGAGCTATCAGCACTACAGGTGCTACTATCACTTCGATTGCACCTGATGCTTACTATGGTTTAACAAATGCATCTGGCGTTTTTGTTGGTGATGCAGACGATTTCGTACAACTATCACTCAAAAATAGAAACGATGGCACATCAGCTTCTACTGACCTTATCGCTTATGCTGATAACGGTGATAATAACTCTGGTTGGGTAGATCTCGGTATCACATCTTCTGGATTTAATAATCCAGATTTCTCAGTTACTGGTCCTAATGACGGTTATATCTTTATGTCAGCTCCAGCTGGATCTACTGGTAAAGGTGACTTGATCATCGGTACTGGTGACGGTGGTACAAACAACGACATTACATTCTTCACCGGTGGCTTCGATGCTGCGAATGTGAAGATGCAAATAATTGGTACTTCTCGTGTTGTTAGCGGAGAAACTGTTGAACCCGGCGTTGTTATTACAATGCCTACAACCTCTGAAAATTTTGACGAAGGTGCTCTTCGTGTACAAGGTGGTATTGGTGTTTCTGGTAACCTATGTGCACAAGGTGACTTGCGTTCTGAAGGTGGTATCCTAGCTCAAGGTACAGAAGCTATTAGATTAACCGAAGATGATTACGTCTATGCTGGTTATGTTGGTTTAACAGATACATCTGCTATCCTAACTGGTAATGCCGATTCATTTGTACAAGTTGCAGTAAAGAATAACAGTACTGGCACATCAGCTTCTACTGACATGATCCTCTACTCATCTGGTGGTGACAATGATTCCGGATGGATCGATATGGGTATCTGTTCTGAGAACTATGATGATCCTTCATTCGGTGTAACTGGTAAAGGTGACGGCTACATTTTCATGTCGGCTAAAGAAGGTTCGACGGATGAATTAGGTAATTTATTCGTATCAACATCTGGTAATGGTACACAAAACGATATCGTATTCTCAACTGGTGGTTTCGAAGATTCTACATTTGAGCGTATGCGTGTTATTGGTACTTCACGCCCAGGTAAACAGCCTGGTGTAGAGATCTACTCGACATCAAACGCTGATTCTACTACAACTGGCGCTTTACGTGTTAGTGGTGGTATCGGTCTACAAGGTAACTTATTCGTTGGTGGTTCTGTTAATATTGACGGTGATACAACAATTGCTGGTGAGATCGTTATCGGTGGTGGTTCAACAACACTAACATCACAAAACTTAGCGGTTCAAGATGCGATGATCTTCGTTGCTGATGGTAACTCCGGTGACGTACTCGATAGCGGTTTAGTTACTTCATACCGCGTAGAAGCAGATGCTTACACACCAACACCATTAACTGGTGCAGGTTTAACTGCAACTGGTGAAACACTTTATATCAGTAAAGAAAATCATGGAGCTTCAGCTCTAGATCGTATCACAGTTAGTGGTTTAACCAGCAATACGATTTATAACGGAACGTATAACACTATTACCATTGTTGACGCAAACACAATTTCTGTTGTTAAGACAGGCGCAACATACTCAGGCGTATTAGTTGGCGGTACAGTAAGTAGAGGTGCATTCGTTAACGGAATGCGTTATGGTGGTATGGTTCGTGACCATGGCACTGGTCGTTTCAGATTCTTTACTGCTTTACAACAAGCAGAGAAACCATCTACTACAGTCACTTTCTCTAGTACAACTCCAGGCACCATAGAATGCGGTCCTGTTTATGCAAGTAGTTTCAATGGTCCTGGTGTATTCACAACAGCATCATTCAGCAATGACGTTGCAATCACTGCTTCGACAGCATCAACTAGCGCTACAACTGGTGCATTAAAGGTTACTGGCGGTGTTGGTATTCAAGGTGCATTGCATGTAACAGCAGCATCATTCTTCTACAATGACATCACATCTTGGTATTCTTCTGACCGCAATTTGAAAGACAATATTGCTCCAATTGAAGGTGCTCTTGCTAAGATTTCTCAGATCGGTGGTTATACATTTGATTGGAAACCAGAAGCTGATAAGAACGAAGCACACGATGTCGGTGTGATAGCTCAAGAAGTTCAAGCAGTATTGCCAGAAGTTGTCGTAGAACGTGATAACGGTTACTTAGCTGTTAACTATGAAAAATTAGTGCCTTTATTAATTCAAGGTATCAAAGAATTACAAGAAGAAGTTAACGCATTAAAAGCAAAACTTAAGTAATTATCATAGAGATTTAGGAAAATATCATATGGCAATTAAAATGACAAGTCAGTACATCGAGCATATCGATGGAACTAAACAATATACGAACGTTGAAGAAAAAGAATTCTATGTTTATAATTCTAACTTCTGGTCTCCAGTAAATGGCGGCATGTGTTGCTTATGGACAGTACCTAATGGAACTACGTCGATTAAGTTTGAATTGTTATCGGGTGGTGGACCGGGTGGTTCATCTGGCGGCGATTATGATTTTGGCACTGGTGGTCAAGGTGGTAACTATACCGTTAAGACGATAACTCGCAACGTTGCGGGATTTACAGATGGTAGCCAATACACAATCTGTGCGGCAGGTTCATCAGATTGCTCATGCTGCTGTTCATGTAATATGAATTGCAGACACGGTTGTACATCATTCGTAACTGGCCCAGGACTATCTAACTTCTGCGCTCTTGGTGGTATGGGTGGTTCAACAAGTTGGGACATCATGAGCAGTTGTTATAACTGTTTTATTGGTAATGTACAATGTAGCGTTGGTAACTATAATGCTGGTTGGGTAAACCATGTATGTAACACACCGACGTATGGCGGTGATATAGAATTTAGAGGCACATCTGGATCAATAAGAAGAACTCAACCAGACTGTTGTGCTGACGTCAGCAATGCGCCTGGTTCTCCAACGGGCCCATTCGCAGCTTGGCATGGCATTGGTGGTAAACACTTATGCGTTGGTAACTTAGCATGTTGTTCAATGCATGCAGCATGGCCGGGTGGCGGTGGTGGTGGACATGGTACAGCTTCAACAGATGCATGTTGGGGTAGCTTTGGTGCAGGTGGTCTAGTTAGAGTAACTTATAGTTAATAGGAAAAGTATATGGCAATTCAATTAGACGACGATTCGATTTTATTCCCTGATGGCACACGACAATATAAAGCTGTTGAAAGAAGACACTTCTTCGTTTACAATAGTAATCACTGGAGTCCACAAAATGGTGGAGCTTGCTGTTTATGGACAGTTCCAGCAGGAACTACATCAATCAAATTTGAAATATTAAGCGGCGGAGGTCCAGGTGGTTCATCTGGTGGTGACTATGACTACGGCATTGGTGGTCAAGGTGGACATTACACTGCAAAGACTCTAAGAAAATCAGCTGGTGATTTCGTTGCTGGATGTCAATATACAATCTGTGCAGCTGGTACATCTGATTGTTCATGCTGCTGTGTATGTAACTGCACCACTCGACATGGTTGTACATCATTTGTAACTGGTTCTGGCTTATCAAACTTCTGTGCAATAGGTGGTCAAGGTGGTTATACTGGTTGGGAAATCATGGATAACTGCTATAACTGTCACATAGGTAATGGTCAATGTAACTTAAGCATCTATAACGGCCAATGGGCTAACTGTACATGTAATACACCAACTTATGGTGGTGATATTGAATTTAGAGGAACCATGGGTTCTATGTTCAAACAGTACAACTGTTGTGCTGACTTTACTACTTTACCTGGTTCTCCAACTGGTCCATTCTCGGCTTCTCATGGAATCGGTGGTAAACACTGGTGTGTCGGTGATTTTGCATGTTGTTCAGGTCATTCAGCATTCCCAGGTGGAGGAGGATTTGGTCACGGCACAGGTTCAAGTAATGCTTGTTGGGGTGGATTTGGTGCTGGTGGTTTAGTTAAAGTATCTTATAGTTAATATATAAATAGAACAGCAGACATTAAGGTAGAAAAATATGGCAATTCAATTAGATGACGACTCAATACTATTTGGTGACGGTACACGCTCATATAAAAACGTACAAAAGAATGAATTTTATGTTTATAATGAGAATCATTGGTCGCCAGTAAATGGTGGAAAGTGTTGCCTCTGGACAGTTCCAGCTGGAACAACTTCTATCATATTCGAGCTATTAAGTGGCGGCGGTCCAGGTGGTTCATCTGGCGGTGACTATGATCACGGCGTTGGTGGTCAAGGCGGTAACTATACGATGAAGACATTGCGAAGAAGCAATGGTGATTTCGTTGCAGGTTGCCAATATACAATCTGTGCAGCTGGCACATCAGATTGTTCTTGTTGCTGTTCATGTAACATGAATTGCCGTCATGGTTGCACATCGTTTGTAACTGGTTCTGGTTTATCAAACTTTTGTGCTATTGGCGGTATGGGTGGTTCAACAAATTGGGATATGACTTCAAATTGTTATAACTGTCATATCGGTAATATACAATGCGATAGAGGCAACTATAATGCTGGTTGGGTAAACCATGTTTGTAATACGCCAACTTATGGTGGTGATATTGAATTTAGAGGCACATCTGGATCATTTCAAAGACAATACGATTGTTGTGCTCATGCTTGGTCGGTTGCCGGTTCTCCAAGCGGCCCATTCACCGCAGCACACGGAATTAGTGGTAAACATCGTTGCGTAGGTAACTTAGCATGTTGTTCAGCACACGCTGCATTCCCAGGTGGTGGTGGAGCAGGTCATGCAACCGATTCATCTGATGCTTGTTGGGGTAGTTTTGGTGCTGGCGGTTTAGTTAAAGTAACTTATAGTTAATTATTAGGATTAATAGGAAAAAAAAATGTCAAAAACATTAACATACAATCTTCCAGATTATCATTTGTCTGATAAAAGAACAACGAATAAAACTGGAACACAAACATATTATGGACCGGATGAATTAATCCTTCATCTTGACGAAGATGGTTCTATTTTTGAATCATTTGCTCCTGGTGAAGAACACAATCGTCCGCTAGCGTTAAATCTAACTCGTGTAGTGTTTACTCCGGTAACCGATGAAGATTATATTAAAGCTGCTCTAATCTATGGTGGACTTGCTGTACCGAAGGTATATGAAGTAGATATCGGTCCAGCTGATTATCCAAATACTACCATTAAAGATCCATCTGATATCCGTGAAGTATTTGATGAGATGGCCGTAATGCGAGATTATACTCAACCATTAAAATTCAGAACTTTAGAGCGTGATCGTTCTGATGAGTTTATTAGACAAAGAAGAAATACATTGCTTGAGCAATCTGACGGTAAAATATCTCCTGATATGCCAGAAGCATTAAAGCAAGCTTGGTTAGACTATCGTCAAAAGCTGCGTGATTTACCACTTAATATGGCAGAAGTTCCTAATTATTTAATTAGATTCCCAATGTCTCCTGCTGATAAGTATGATCCATACTTTGAAGATCCAGCAGTAGAAGTAATTCGAATTGCTGATAGAACTCCAGAAGATCTCGTAAGATTACAACAGCTTCCTCCAGGAGCTAATTAAACTACGCTTGGTGTGAATTGATATATACATTATACGACGTGTATAGTGTATAACAAATTATGAAGGATTGTCATGAAGAAAGCTTTTTTTATTAATGGTGGCGCAGGTCGTGTACTCTGCGCCATTCCAGCTTTAGAATACCACATTCAAAATATTGATCCAACGGCGCCGATTATTGCGGAAAGCTGGATGGATCTTTTCTTAACTAGTAAGATCATTAGAAATAATGTATATCACCTCAATCATAATGGATTGTTTGATATCCTTAAAGATCGAGAACTAGTATCTCCAGAGCCGTATCGTCTAAATGCCTATTTCAATCAAAAGGCAAATTTAATTCAAGCATTTGATATCCTTATCAATCAAGACGGTAATACACTCGAAATTCCAAAAACAAAAAAATTAAATGTTGAATTGGGCAAAGCCGACATCGTCGTTGCTAAGAACCTTCTGAACGAGTGTAAACGTCATTTACAGCGAGATAAGGTTATCGTATTTCAACCGTTTGGTTCTGGCGCTAAAGTAGATGGATCTTACATCGTTGATACAAGCGGGAGATCTTTTGAAGTTGATGATATTAAAAAAATTATCAAAGAATTGAATAAGAACTATGGAATTATCTTAATGTCAGATATTAAGATACATTCGAACGAACCTCTTAACGTTATGACTCCCGAAGGTTTAAACTTATTACAATGGGCAGCACTAATTTCTGAAGCAGATTATTTCCTTGGATGTGATTCAGTCGGACAACATATGGCTAATGCCGTTGATAAACCAAGCACTGTAGTTATTGGCGCCACATATCCAGAAAATATCACATACCCAGAAAATAAGAAGTTTAATATTATCGATAACGGAAAAGAGGATAGAGTTTATTCTCCAATTCGAATCGCGTTTGATTTAGTGGCTGATAGGAATAATGAAAATTTAATGCAACTAAGTGATGAAACTATATCATCTCTCATTAAAAGCGTTGAGAGTAAATTGGGAAAAAATAATTTCAAACAATTTGAAATGCCTGTGGCACCAACACAACAGGCTTCTTCTTGCTGCAAGTAGGTAATAATGAAGACGGGTTATATTGTTGGTCTTTCATTGGGGCATAATGCATCGACTTGTTTATTAAAAGACGGTCAAATAGTTTTTTCTGTTGAAGAAGAACGATTAACTAGACTTAAAGCAGATGGTTCTCCAATGCTTGGATTATTAAAAGTTTTAGAATATACTGATAAAGTAGATTATATTGCAATTAGCTATCCAGGTGATGATAGACCAGTTATAGAATATACACGAGAACACATATATCATGGTATGGCTAGAAAATTGGGTTTAGTTAGTGCATATGATGAAAATGTAAAACGTTCGCAATATTTAGATTATACAGATCAACACCATCTTGCGCATGCAACATGTGCGTACTATAACTCAGGATTTGAATCGGCCGCAGTAGTAGTAGTTGATAGTGCTGGTAGCGAAATAAATTTATCGTTCAAAGATGAGAATAATAAATTTGTCAAAGGATATGAAATTGAATCTATATATAATTTTTCAAATGATGAATATAATACATTATACAAAAAATATGGTTCACAGGCGGTGCAAGTAATACCAACAATAAGTTTTCGTAACGGCTGCGAAACTGTTATTGACTTTACTGCAGGAATTGGTAAAGCATACGATGCAGTAACAGACTATCTTGGTTTTTCGCTAAGAGATTGTGGTAAAACTATGGGACTTGCTCCATATGGTAAACCAAATAAAGACATCCCAGATTTTTTTATACATAATAGCAAATGGTCTAGTGTAAATCCAGCAATTATTACACCATGTTTCAGAGATGCAGCTAAAATTAATATCCATAAGTTTGAACAGTTTAAAGATGTTCCTAAAGAAGATATTGCATACAAAATCCAACAAGAAACACAAGAAGAAGTTTTGAAATTATTAATTAAAGCATCTGAAATATCTGGTAATAAAAATGTTTGTTTGACTGGTGGCTATGCATTAAACTGTGTCGCCAACTATTATTACAAAGAAAAATTAAACGAATTGGGAATTAATTTATACGTTGAGCCAAATTCAAGTGATGCTGGAACATCAATTGGTGTAGCATATTTGGCATATCATTATACAAAGGAAATTAAATGAAGAAGACTGGTTATATTGCTGGCATCGCTCGTGGTCATAATGCTGGCGTTTGCCTATTAAAAGATGGTGAGATTGTTTTTTCTATTGAAGAAGAACGTTTAACTCGTCACAAATATGATGGTGGGCCTTTAGCATCTATTGTTAAAATTTTGGAATATACTGATAAGATTGATTATCTTGTCATTTCTCACACACAGCCAGACGAAAGTCGTATTGATTTTACTGGTGAAAAAACATATAACTCATTAGCTCGTAAGTTAGGTCTAATTAAAAACGACGAACAAGTTATAGAGATGTGGGACAATCATCACCGCAATCATGCGGCTTGTGCATTTTATCGTTCAGGCTTTGATTCAGCAAACGTTATCATCGTCGATGGCGCAGGAACATTTCATCGTCGTCCAGACGGAGAAACAATGTGGGAAGTTGAATCGATGTATGAAGCATCCTATCCCGCAACATTTAAAGAAATATATAAGCATTTTGGTGGACGCGGTCCATGGCCAACTGAACATTATGAAATTAATGGGTGTGAAGTTTTAATCAATGATCGTCCTGGTATTGTTAAGGCATATGAAGCCGTTACACAGTTTTGTGGTTGGGCGCCAATTGAAGCCGGTAAAACTATGGGATTATTTCCATACGGTGAACCAAATAAAGCACCAAAGATCTTTAATGAATTTGGTGTAAGTCGCGATGTAATTATTCCAACATATCCTAATGGATCTATTGTTGATGAAAATAATTATCCGCAATTAAAAGACAGCAAATACGATGTTCAAGCAAGAGCTAGGACTTTAAATTCAAATTCACCTCAGCATGAATTGCGTGCTATGGATGAATACTACAAAGAATCTTTAACAGAAGATGTTACTCTGTTAGAATCTCGTAGGAACATGGCATATAACATCCAGACTGAATCACAGGCTGAGGTGTTAAAACTAATTCATAAAGCAATTGAAAAGAATGGTAATAAAAATATTGTTATTAGTGGTGGCTACGGCTTAAATTGCGTTGCAAATTACTGGTACTTAGACAAGTTGCCAGAAGGTACAAAGTTATTTGTTGAACCAATTTCGAACGATGCTGGTACTGCCATTGGTGCAGCGTTATTAGCATATCATACTATTAGTGGAGATGATCGAGTGAGACAAAAGAATGAAACATTATACCTTGGGCCAGTACAAGAAATTACGCCTAAAAAAGTAATTGAAACCGCCATGAAATATGGTGGTACTGTATATGAGAATGTTGACTACGAGCGCGTCATCAATACAATTAGAGATAAAAACATTGTTGCTCTATTTCAAGAACGCTGTGAGAATGGTCCTCGTGCATTAGGCAATAGAACATTGATGTATGATGCGACAGATCCAAATGGTAAAGACTTTGTTAATCTAGTTAAGAAGCGCGAGTACTTCCGTCCATTTGCAGCATCAGTGTTACAAGACGATGTACACGAATGGTTTGATTTGCGCGGTATGGAAGATTCTCCATCAATGATGTATGCTGTTAATTGTAAACCGGGAGTAGAAGAAAAGATTCCTGCGGTTATCCATGTTGATGGTACTTGTAGAATTCAAACCGTTACTGAAGAACAGAATCCGCATTGGTATAACTTAATTAAAGAGTTTAAAAATCAGACAGGCATACCAGCGCTGTTCAACACATCATTTAATTTGGGCGGAGAACCATTGGTTGAAACTATCGATGATGCAATGAGAACATTGTATAACTCTGGAATCAATTATATCTATTTCCCAGCAGTTCAAATCATGGTAGAGATCAAACATAATGACAGAGCATAAGTGTGAAGATGAAGGACAGGTTTTAGGATTATTCCCAACCCCTGTATATACAACTAAGTTGACCGGCAAACAATATGATGCGGTACAAAATGAATTAAAAGTAGTCGTTGATAAATTGTATGCTAATGATACTTGGGGTCAAAATACTCAATGGAACTCTACTGAACATTTTCTATCCAATGCTGGTAATTTTGAACAGAATATTTTAGAAGAAGAAGATATGAAAGATGTAATATCAAATATCTTTCATCATTGCATTCACTATATGAATGCTACAAACACTAAACCTGGATTTAGACCGTCTATAGTTAGTTCATGGTTAACATTAACAAAACCTGGATTACATGCTCATATCCACGATCATGGTACAAATCAGATTAGCGGTGTATATTGGTTTAAAACGAATGGCAAAGATGGTAACATCTATTTTAGAAATGCGCTTAAAGCTTTAAAGTGTAATCCTATTGGTGCGACCGTTGGACATGAAGCAGAGTTTGCTCCAGAACAAGGTAGACTTGTAATGTGGCCGAGTTTTATGGATCATGGCGTATATGAAAATAAGACTGATGATGATCGTATTAGCTTATCATTCAACATCACTTTAGAACGAGTTGTTAAATGAATGTGTGGATAGACGGATATCCTGTATCCATCATACGACTATCTGATAATGACTTAAAAGATCTACAGACACATTATCTTCCAAAATGTTTAGATATCAAGCCCGAAGATAAGAACGCAAATGGTGGACAATCATTTGCAAAGAACGAGTCTCAGAGATGGTGTGAAGACCAAGACTTTTTTACAAAGTGGAATGAGACTATAACGCCATACATCAAAGGTTATATAGATTCATTTAATTTTCAATTCCCTTGGATCATGAGGATTAATACATGGTTTAATGTCCATGGGAAACATGATTTTCAATCATTACATGATCATATAACGACTGATTGTCCTGCCTTTTCTTGTGCAGTTGTGTTAAAACAACCAAATAAAGACGCAGGACAATTCTGTTTCCGCTCTCCCAATTTTTCTAAACATTTAAAGTATTTAGAACTAGATCCTTTAAATGCATATGATAACACATATCAGCCTGAAATGGTTGATGGGGCAATGATGATATTCCCATCTTGCTTAGAGCACTACGTCACTCAAAATATAACCGATGAATTGCGCGTTGTTTTTGCTTCGAACATAGTCGTGAAAAGAACAAATAGTCTGTTTTAAACACATTCACACGGTTTAACAATTATAAATAGATTAGAAACAATCTATTAGGGCATAGTTAGGACGTAGAATGGTGCAATGGCTAGAACAATTTTTTCAAAGACGCACTGACGGCAACGGTTTAGTCTTGCGCGGTGGTATATCTTACCATCATCAAACTACTGCGGGAGTATATGTTTATCCCGACAGACCTATTATCATAGATACGTTCCCAATGATCGAAACTATGATAGCAAAATATACTGTAGTTTGCGAATCCCAAAAAGTCCAACCCCATAAACTTGACACATTTGAACTTACGGTTTTAGCTAATCGAAA